AGAAGCCCGCGCCTCGTCGCTCGTTTGCCAAAGCGATAGCCCCCGCGCCAGGAGCTACCGTTGGCGCGGTCGATCCTAGCATTGGCGGCGGGAGTGATCTTCAAAAGAGGCTTGAGGCGCTGAGGAACAGTGCAGCCGGGTCGGCCATTAAAGAGCACCTGAAAAAAACCCAAGGTCAGCAATAATGGGTCTAACGCACCAGCAACTGCAGGGGATCATCACCACGCATCAGGGTAAAGCCGGGGGTGAACGCCGAATGTGGGATTCATGGCGTAGGTGGTATGTTGGTCAATACTGGGAGAAGACCTTCGATGCTCCTACGGGCGCCTTCGTTGCCGAGACAGGCATCGACGATGAGGAGATCAACTTCGAGACGAACTATCCTTACGCCTACATCGACACCATGGTAGCCAACGTCTGTCCTACCAACCCGAAGGTGAGTGTGTCAGCTCGAAGAAGCGAGAACTCGGAAGCTGCTCGGTTTCGTGAGGCCCTTATTAACGACACCTTCTATCGACAGAAGCTTCATCAGAGCATCTGGAAGCTGGCTGTTAGTACCGCCATCTGTGGCAGGAGTTTCCTTAAGACGGTCTGGAGCTTCGCCAGGGAGACCGTGGAGTATCAGGTAGTTGATCCCCGCTACGTCTTTTTTGATATGTCTGCCCGTAACTGGCAGGACATCCGTTACCTTATTGAGGTCACCGTACTCACTAAGACTGAGTTCAAGAACCGCATTAAGAAGTCAGGAAAGAAAGGTGGTTTCTACAGTCGAACGGCGTCAAAGGACGCCAGCTTTGGCGGATACCCTGCATGGCTGCGTGACTTAAGCGGAGACCGTAGCCTACTAAACGAGGCCTCAAAGGATGTCTTTAGTTGGGTTACCGTCTATGAGTTCTACGATTTTGAGAACAACAAGTACTATCATCTTCTAAGCGGCATCGATGAGCCTTTGTTTTCCGGTGAGCTTCCTTACGCGAACGTGCGTAACCCCTTTTCTATTCTGAGCTTCAACGACAACATGAAAGACCTCGGCGGTCTGTCCGACATCGCTCTTATTTCCAGCCTGCAGCAGAGACTCAACGAGCTCGACACGCTGGAGTTGTGGCACGCTCAGTCTTCTATTCCCGTTACGCTTCTTCAGTCTGCTCTGGTGGACGACCCAGAGTCTATCATGACAGCCGTGCGTGACGCTTCGGAGCCGGGATCTGTCGTAGCCGTGAGAGGAAAGGCCGATGTTCCTATGCGCGACTTGTTTGGCTCTACTCCTCAGCCAGGTCTTACCCCTAGCTTTAGCGCCATGCGCGACCGCGCTACGCAGACCATCGAGTTTGTCTTGGGAGTTCCTCAGTATTCTCGTGGAGTTGTGGGCGTTACGGATGTTGCTACCGAAGTTGCGTTAGCTGACACAGCTACGCGGACTAGGAACGGACGCCGCATTAAGGCTGTAAACGATATGGTTGGTGACCTCGGTAAGTTCACTACTGGCCTTTACCAGGAGTTTCTGGACCCAGCTAAGGAGCTCAGTATTCGTCTCATCGAGACTCAGGAGGTGTTGAGCTTTACCCAGGAGACTATGGGTGAAGAGATCCAGGGTAACCCTCTGGACTACGACTACGAGGCTGTGCCTTATTCTCCGGCTGAGAACAACAGGCTTACGCAGCTGCGTAACCTTCAGAACTTCCTTCCTGTCTTGTCTCAGTCTGCCGTAGTGGACAAGAACCGGCTCATCACCAAACTTCTCGATTTGCTCAACATGAGGGACATCCTAGTCACTCCCGAGGAAGTTCAGCAACAGCAGGCCCAGATGGCTCAAGCGCAGCAGGCCGCGCAGCAAATGCCGGGGGCCATGGAAGCTGGCGCACCAGCATCTGCGGGGGTCGAATCTCCAGCTGTAGACATGCCTACGAGTGGGGCTATGCCACCAGGGCTTGAACCTCCTCCGCTTCCTATGGACGTGGGTGGCGCAGGCGCTCAGATCCCTAACATCATGCGAGGTCAGTAATGCCGATGTACGACATCGAGTGCCCCTCGCACGGGAGAATAAATGACATCTTCTTCTCACTCTCTGACGAGCCAGCCTGTCCCACTTGCGATGCGCCCTCTCGTGTTGTTATCGCTCCCGTTCGTACTGTGGGCCCTATGCCGTCCAAGCCACTCAAGATCAAGCAGTTGGGCAAGGAGTTTACCTCCAACTCGCAGTGGCGTGAGTACAAGCAGGCGAACCCCGACGTTCAGATTCTTGACAAGGACGATGCGTCCTACCAGGAGTTCTATACAGAGGTCCATGAGAAGGCTGATAGGGTAGCTCAGAAGATGGGATACGCTGATCATAAAGACCGAGGCCAAAAAAGAAAAGCCGAGAAAATGAAAGAACCGAGTTTGACTCATCAAAAGTGATACTGTAATAAACAGTAAGGAGCATACTATGAAAAAAGATTGGGGAATGGGTAAAGACGAAGACTCCCGCGACGATAAGGACGAGAAGGACTACACAAAAAAGAAAGGCATGAAGTCTGATACGCGAAAAGGCGACGAAGACTTTGAGAAGCATGAAGGTTCAAAGTCTGAGACGATGCCAGGCGAAGAAGACTTCACCGGCCACAAGGGCGACGACTCCAAAACTGACCCCGGCCACAAGGACTATACCCCAGACGAGATGGCTGACTATCTTGCCAGAGAGTCCCGAGACGGCCCTCACCTCATGGAACTTCTCGAAGAGAACAACTGGGAGATTCGCGAGAAGGACGATAAGGAAGTGGTAACAGACGAGCAGATTCAAGAAGAACTCGGCATGAATAAAGAGACTCCGCACATTAGCGTCATCCGCCTGCGAGCAGCTCGCAACGGCCTGCGCGGAGCAAAATAATGAATGATGATACGTCAGCTACAGAAGAGGTCGCTTCTGCGGGAAACGCCGAAACTTCTTCTCCTGCCGTAGATGACGGCGCCTCAACAGAGGGGATCGCGGAAGCGGCTTCTTCCTCTCCACAGGAAGCAGTAGTCACCGAAGCGGCACCGGAAGAGGCAGTAGCCCCGACCGAACCAGAGCAGCCGACCCTTCCTGACTTTGACTTCGATTCCTGGGACGGTGTACTAGACGGCTTGCCAGAGACTTACCGACCCATGGGTCAGAAGTTTGAGGATCGCTTTACAGCTAAGTCTTCCGAGTTTGAGAAGAAGATGGCGGAGCTTGAGCGCCTCAATGATGCACTCATGGTGGGCGAGGAAGATCCTCGCATTGGAGACCTATCAAAAGAAGTCGAAGGCTATCATAAACAGTATGAAGCTCTCTTCGATGAGTACTCCTCCTATCGAGCTCAGGTGGACCGCCTTGTAGAAGAAGACGCCCAAAACTACGCCGCGCAATTTCGGGAAGCAAACAAAGAATATTTTGAAGATGAGGCGAAAGGCCAGGAGCTAGCGGAACTTATCGAGGCTAATTGGGATCCAGATTCAGCAGTGGCCTTGCTAAAATTAGGACCCGAAGCTAAGGTAATAGGGCAGAAAGCGAAAGCTGACGGCGTCCCAGACTCATATGCACTCAGGTTGGCAGAAACCGCAGTTAGGCGAAAGCCGAAAGCGGCCCCGCGTCCAGGCGCGAAGATTACTTCTGGAGCCACCGCAAGTTCGTCACCCCATCAGGAACTGATGGATATTGAGAACACGACGAGCTTAGACGATAAACGGCTCTTAGTCGCCCGAAGGGCACTTAAGGCTTCCAGATAGATCTTGAAAGGAGACTAGAAAATGCCAACTGTTGGAACAGGTATCAGCCCTGACGTACTAGCATCATGCTTGCAAGAGTTGATGCCGTCTTATTCAGAACTCTTCACCACATGGCACCCGATTCTTGAGCGTGTTGTTCTTAAGGGCAACCTGGATCGAAGTGTTGCGACCGGACCTTTTCGTGAGTTCGCGGTTGTAACGGGTGGCCCTGGACAAGTTACGCAAGTCGTAACCGGCTCCGAGGTTATCGCTGGTGGCCGTAATCAGAACGCGGTTCGTGGTGACACCTACGCTCCTCGCTTGATTTATGCGTTCGATGTTCCTGGTAAGGACCTGGCTGAAGCCAACGGCGAGATGGACCTCGCTCGTATTATCCAACACTACCCCGAGCTGGCTCTTGCCGACTTCCACGAGCGCATTGCCGTTCAGGTCGCACAAGGAACTGGCGCAGGAGTTGGCGGCTTCGCTACTCTGAACGGAGCTACCACTTACAGCCCCAACGGCGCGGCTCGATCGGGAGCAATCCAGTTCGGTACTCGCGCTGCTCAAGAGGCTGGTGGTCTGGGCATTAGCGACCTTCGCTACGGCTTGACTTCTGGAACGACCGCAGGCTGGTACAACCAGTTCGCTGACATTCCAGCGGCAGGCTTTGCAGCTGCTAACGGACGTAACTTCATGCGCGAAGTCTTCTTCGCCTGCAGTCGTCAGATGAAAACTCTGGGCGCTTGCGACCTAATGCTGGGTGACGAGGGTTCGTACTTGAACTACCTCGATAGCTTGGATGAGCAAGTCCGTATCGTTACTGATACGACAGCCGGTGGTGACCGAGCTCCGAAGATGATTCGACGCGGCGTCAAGTTCCTCGAGGCTGACTTCTACCTCGAAGACTCCATCGACATTACCGACGCAGCTTGGAACCTTCCTGGCGGTGCTCCTGGCCCAGCAAATGACGGTGTCATTTACTTCGTCAACACCAACTGCTGGTTTGCTTACACGATGGGCGCTGACGCCTCTCGCGAAACGAAAGGCGATTTTTCTGTACGCGGACCATTCCGGATCCCCGAGCAAGATCTCTTCCGTTATGAAATCGTCCTCAACATGGGTCTCAACACCAACCAGTTGCGTGCCAACGGCGCTGTTACTGGTGGCGCTGTCCCATAAACCGCTTAGAGATAAGGAGATAAGATTATGGCTGCTGGAACTGCAATGGGGATTAGTCTCACGACTATCACCACAGACTTACAATGCCCTCTGGGGTTTATCCATACCGAGCCTGCCAACACAGACCATGCGGGTGAACGCCAGTTCATCTATGTAAGCATTGTCTTTGGTGGCGGCGTAGCAGGCGCTGACGTCGCAATCGGGAACATCTTGGGTCATCTCACAGGAGCGGAGGCCTCCTACGCTGACTTGAACCTTGCTGTAACGGCCCTTAACGCTCCGCCAGGAACTATCGTCGGAGCCTCACAGCAGGCTTGGACTTGGGCAGACCACTACCCGAGCGGTGCTGGCGCGGCCGACGCTCTGTTTGGCTTCATCCAATGCACAGGCGTGGGCTCGGTCCTCGGGGATGCAGGCATGCTGGTGGACCAGGGTGTCATTGCTTCTGCAGCAGCAGGTGTAGCTACTGGGACAGCCGCTGCTACCGATGCGAGTTTCGGATTGGCCAGCGACATGGGAGCAGGCCTAGTCGACACACGACTCTACTGCACAGGCTAACTTAAACATCCTTCCTCGGGAGGGTGCGTCTCCCATCCCTTGTTGGACGCGCCTTCCCTCTGGAAGACATCGGAGGGAACGATGAATCTCAGCGGTCTACATAGAAAGTTCGTACTAAACGGACGCGACACCATGGACCCCAACCGGGTCAATGGCCCGACCCAGCTTCTTTCTCTCGGATATATCTGGGAGAGCGTGCCAGGGATCGACACGGACGGCGTCAGTGACGCTAACGCTAACCAGGGGACAAAGACCTTCATTTATGTCCTTAACGACAGCGGCTCCCCAATCACCGCAGGTGAGGCCTGTATTCGGGCAACCGGCCCTGCAGTCGCTAAGATCTACGACGTGGAGGCTGTGTCGGTCGCTTTCGCTTACCCCGGAACGTGTGTTGGCATTTGCGTAACACCCATCGCGGATGGAGAGTACGGCTTCTTGCAGCGGACAGGCCTTATCGAAGACCTCATTGACACCTCTGGCCTTACCGTGGCGACAGCGGTGGCCCTGACAGGCGTAGGCGGAGCTTACGCGGACGCTGCACCAGGAATTTTGGGGATCGGGTACACTGTGGTCTCGGACGCAACCAACGGCGCTATCTTTCTAGACTGCCGAGGCTAATCAGGAGGCGCTATGTCATCGCTAATAATGGGGCGACAGCGTCGGGGAAAGAATGAGCTTTCCACTCTTGTAGACCCTGCAACGATTGTCGGGCCTGAGCAGATCTACCCTTTGGGGTATGAGGCCTATGTGCCTGCAGGCGCTAACCCTGGAGATGGTTCGCAGACTTGGGTTTACGTCAAGAACACCATGGCCTCCGATATTGCAGCCTATCTTCCCGTGAGTGGAAACCCGGCCTCTAATCCCATAGTCCCTTTTGAAGTGGCTACTGTGAATGCCCCGTACCCTATCTATATAGGGTACACCCAAGCCGTCATCCCTTCAGGAGAGTTCGGCTTTATTCTTAGGCGAGGAAAGGGAAAAGTCACCATGGAAGGAACCGGCACTGGAGGCATAAACGCATTTCGGGGAATGCTATGTTATATCGGCGGAATCTGGGCCATTCAGCATCTAGGCGGAATCTCGCTATCTGTGGGCGTCCTTTGGTTGCTCGAGGACGTAACGGCGACGGTCGCGGACTTTCATGTTGACGCAATGCTAAATCTACAAGGATAAGACAATGGCCCTTCCAGACCTCAAAGAGA